ATCCTCTACCCGTCAGAGAGCTTAATGCTTGAGAAAATTTATCTAAAATTGAACTAAAACGATCTAATAAATTACCAGGTATTGTTCCTTCTTCCATTGGTGCCGCTTCAACACCGCCACCGACATCTGCCATCGCACTTGTCACTTGAGTCCCTGCAGTCACAGCACCAGCAAGACCCGCTCCTGCAACTGCCATTTTCAATAACCCACCAGTTCTGCCTCCAGGCATAGACCTTCTTAATGGGCCCCCTGGAACATTAATATCTAAATTTAATCCTCCTGCTCCGCCCGTTGCTGTAGGTAAATTCGAAAGTTGTTTGACTATTCTTACGATAGTTTGACGAATTATTTTTGCCACATCAAATGTTTCGGCAAAAACACTCTGTAATGCTCTTAAATTATCTCCAAGAGTTTTTACATTTTTTCTATTTCCTAAGAATTGAATGTATCCAATTGCAGATTGATAAGCCTGTAAAAAGTTTTGTAAGATCGAATTTGGTTTAGCAGCGTCAATTTGATCTACTCTTGACTTATAATCAGTTTCTAAATTCCTAAGACTTCCACTAACTAATTGAGTTACATTTTGATTTATGGATTGTACTCTTGTTTCTACATTATTCAAAATATTTGTAGAAAGAGTGCTAATTATTGCATTTAAGTCTGGTGGTTTCGCAGCAACTGCGGTCGCACCTCTTTGGAATCCTACAATTTTATTTGCAGCATTTGCAACAACTCCCCTACCTAACGGGGATCCACCAGTAATAAAATTTTGAGCACCCTCAGCAGTAGCCGCTCTCTCTTTTACAATTACATTTGGGTTAAGTGGGGAACTAACTGCCACGGTTTGCTGCCTGTTGTGCCTTTAAGTTTTCTTCTTCAATATGTTGTTTCAATAGGGCAAGATAGATTTCTCTTTCCCAAGGTATTAAATTTTCAATCTCAGTCAAAGAATATTTATGGAACTGCATGAGAGCAAAGTTGATTCTAAAATATGACTCAAGATCAATATGAGCCATGATTAGCCGAAAAAACTTGTTAACCCTTCTAATGTTACAGTATTTTCTACATTGGTCTTTGGATTAACAACTTTTATAGTGTGAGATAATTTGGGCATGGTTTCAAAAAATTTTTCAATCTTTTTGAATTGATCAGCGTTCATACTTTCGATAAACTCAATGAGTTCTTTCTTAGTACAATCTGCAGCAGCCCAAGCTTCTTCCTCCGTAAAAATAGATTCAATACAAGATGAAATAATATCAAAAGATTTTTCAATAGTTGATATGGATTCTTGAGTTGTAAAATCAAAATTATTTTTGATAAATTGATCTAGTGAAGGATACTTCATTTTGATCATAATTTGATCATCTATTTTTATATCTGTAGTGTGATCTTCATTTTTTTGTACCTTGACTTCATCCACATAGACTTTGACGGGAACTTCCGTGGTTCCATCGTCCGAACAAGTTACAACTAAATCTATGGCTTCTCCAACAGATTTTCCTCGAACATTTAGAAAGATGTATTCGATATCAAAAGATGGAAGGTCTTCAACCTTAACTCCCTTTGTAAGAATACAGTCTTTGAGAACTGACTTGATTGCAAGAGTAATCTGTTTTACTTCTTGGCTCTCCAGAGCTAGAATTAAAACTTTTTCTTCTTTAACTAGAAATGGTCTGTACTTAACAAATTTTCCAGTTGATGGTAATTCCAACTCATATGTTGGTGTAGAAATTTTAGGTAATGGCATATAATAATGTAATCAGTTAAATTTATTTATGGCAGTGGTCTGAAGTTAGCAGGGAGGTCGATTCCAGAGGCAACTCCATATGTTGGATTGGTGAATGGGGTTATATCTGTACCTTGTCCCCAAGTAACTGCAGGAACTGCAAGAGAAATTTGTTGTCCTTCTTCGGTTGTTCTGGTGTTTTCTGCTCGTGTATATGAATTAGATCCTGTACCAAAATGATTTAGGATTACATAACGATCATATGTAAAGGTAACACTTGTTTTTGTAATTGTACTACCATCATATGATAACGGTAGCGCAGTTAACTGAGTTGGAAATGCATTAATAAATTTATAAGTTAACATTGATGGCGTTTGCTTCACATCTCTAGTATTAGGATCGATAAATGTATCCCTTTCAAATTTTGTGATGGCTATGTCTCTTTTATATGTTTCTGGATATCTAAATCTAAAAAATTGACTCTTTTTAAATTGACCTACACCGCCTCTTGGATTTGCTCTGTCAAGTCGTACACTCCGACCTGCACGGTCTGTATTATATAATGGATTTATGAAATTAATCCATTCCTCAAATAAACGAATGATTCCATATTCAGCATCGACATAAAATGTCATCGAAACTTCTGGAAAATCTCTTCTAATTGGAAATCTTTCAACAACTCCTTGTCTACTTCCAATTTCTTCCGCCATCGATAATGAAACTCCAGGCAAAGAAGTTTCATTGCACATAAATTCATAACGAAGTGCATTTAAATATGTGGATCCCCCGCCTCCAGGTATGAGTCCCCCTAAAACTCCAGCAGTAACTAGCCAAGCATTTATATCTCTATCAGGAAGTCCATCACCGGTTGAAAAAGTATCTCCAAGATATAAAGTAACTTTAAACTGACTTGTAACAGATAGTTCACCAAATAAATCTCTTACACTGGGGAGAGCAGAACGATCATCATTTGTTCCCCTAGGGGTAGTCATCCTGACATAGATAGGATCTACTCTATATTCATTTCGAGGAAAATCTGGCCTAAACGGTTCAGCCATCTATAAATATTTCTTAAGGACTTATAGTATGTATATGAGTTATAAGGGTAAATATAGACCGGAAAATCCCAAAAAATATAGAGGCGACCCAACAAATATTGTCTATCGTTCTCTCTGGGAAAGAAAGTTTATGAGGTATTGTGATCTAAATGAAAATGTAAATCAATGGCAATCTGAAGAATTTTGGATTCCTTACAAAAATCCATTAGACAACAAAGTACACAGATATTTTCCAGATTTTTTTGTAAAGTATAAAGACAAAGGCGGAAATACACGAACAGTGGTAATAGAAATTAAACCCAAAAAAGAACTACAAATGCCAGAACAAAATCCAAAAAGAAGAACAAAGGCATGGGCTTATAAGGTACAGACTTGGGTAAAGAATCAAGCAAAGTGGAAAGCTGCAAGAGAATTTTGTGCAGATCGTAATTATGAATTCCGAATCATGACTGAGGAGGATTTAGGAGTATGAAAGATATACCATATGAAAAGAATAAAGGTATTGGTGACACTATCTTAAAAGAAGCAGGGAAGAAGAATCGTAGCGGTGATTGGTACACTGGAAAACTTAGACAAGCATTAAGCGAATTTCAAGAAAAAGATACTGACTTACAAGATACTGGAGGAATAGAAGTAGGAAGATTATACTTTTTTACATACGGTGCAAATAGTCCAAAACTATCATTCTTTGATAGACAACCATTATCATATGTTACTGAAATAAATTATAATCAGGGATATTTCATTGGCATTAACCTTCATTATGTTGGAAGACAATTTAGAGAGGGCCTTGCAAAAAGCCTAATAAATAAGTCAGATACTGTAGGTGTGCCTCGTAATACCATTCATCGTTACTTTTTTTCTGGAGTTGGTGGAGGATTTTTAAGAGTCCCAGAAAAAGATTGGCCCTCCGTTGCATTATTGCCCACTGAGAAGTTTGTTGATATGAGAGGTCAACCTTTCCCCAATCACAGAGCCTGGAGTAAATCTTAAGTGGCATACGCAACGATTAGTCCTAATTTTACCACTTTAAATGGAGTAACCTATATTACACAATGGGATAAAACCAACGGTAATGGTAGAATTATTGCAGCAAATGCTCCTCCAGGAACTGCACCTGTTTATGAAAACGGATCATGGAATCAGGCAGCTGCAACTGCTGCAGGGTTTAATCCTACTCAACAACAGCAGTTTCACCAATCATTTGTTACGTCAATACAACGATCATACATCAACATTGGTGGAGTTAACTCGGGCGCAAAAATAGCACAATGGGCTTCTCAAAACTTTACTAATGGTCAACCTGGCCAAAGTACGGCGAATCCGCAACAGCCCGTACCTGGTGGCAATCAAGCCTTCAGTCCGAGTGGGAATATCGTGCAGCTCGTTACAGATGTTGTTACGGACTCTGGAAAATCCGCCATTGCAATTGGACAAAATGATAAGTATTTTGGTCAACCAATAAACGAAGCAAGATTATTTAGAAATTTTGTTATGAAATATCCCTCTGATTTGGATATGGAGGGACAAGATATTTTTGAGATAACACAATATGAATACAAAGCGCCGAAGGGAGGAGAAATTTTTGGAGGAAAGGTTATTGAATTTAACCAACAAAAGATATCAACAACTGCGTTTAATATTATTAGTAGAGGATTACAACTAGGATCTCCTATTGGGTTTGAATCACCCATAGGAACTGTATTTTTACCAATGCCAAATAGTGCTTCTGATAACAATAGTGTTGGTTGGGGTGAAGACACGATGGGTAATCTAAGCGCTGCTATAACCGCACAAACATTTGCAGACCCCGGAGGAAATATGGCCGCCGCCGGTCTTGGCGCGGCGGTTGGAAGTTTAATGGGGGCCGGAGGATCGGGTGCAGGCATTGCGATGCTGTTAAAAAATCTAGATGTAATTATGGCCCAAAGTGGTGGTAAAGTTCCAGAAGAGTTGAAAGCTCTGTTGGGCCCAGAATTGGTTTCTAGATTAGTAAAAATGCAAGGAATGGGTATTTCTGCAGAGTCAATTCTTGCGAGAGGCGCAGGTATTATTCCAAATTCAAATATGGAATTTTTATTTCAATCTCCTGCTTTAAGATCATTTTCTTTTACATATAGATTATCTCCTAGAAGTGCAAAAGAAGCTAAAATAGTTAGAAGAATTATAAGATTTTTTAAACAAGGAATGGCGGCTAAAAAGAAACTCGGAAAAGCAGGTGCTGCATCATTCTTTTTAGGCACTCCAAATGTTTTTAAATTATCATATAAAAATAGAGGAAACCCTATAACCGGTGTAAATAGATTTAAAATTTGTGCATTAACAAATTTTAGTTGTAATTTTACTCCAGATGGTGTTTGGGCTGCATATGAAGCTGGTCAACCAGTATCCACAATAGTAAGTATGCAGTTTAATGAATTAGAACCAATTTATGATACAGATTATATGAATGAGATCGAAGATGGAAGAACTGATCTCCAGGGCGTTGACGACGAGGCAATAGGATACTAAAATGGCATACTTCAGAGAACTACCAGACTTACAAGTTTTAAACAGAACAAAAAATTTAGTATCCAATGATGAGACAGTCATTGTTAAAAACTTCTTTAAAAGAGCTAAACTGAGAGAAGATATTGGATCTGTAGTATCTGCGTTTGAATACTATCTCGTTATTGATAATGAACGACCAGATCAAATCGCAGAGAAAATATATGGAGACCCAGAATTAGACTGGGTTATATTAATGTGTAATAATATAACTAATGTACAAGATCAATGGCCATTAAATTTAGATTCTTTCAACAAATATCTTTTGGATAAATATGGATCCGAAGATGCTTTTGATGATGTTCATCACTACGAAACATTATCCTATAATGATTCATTTGGGAGAGAGATTTTTGTTGGAGGATTAATAGTTGACGAAGCATTTTATAATTCTCCAAAATATGTTGGCATCGGAACTACAGTCCCACCAGGAATAACTTTTCCGCCTATTTACATTCCTGGAATTACACCAACATTATCTCCAATTATTGGAGCCGGATATACTATTGCTTCAGTAAATATTATAAATCCAGGACTAGGATACAGTCTTGTTCCAACTGTTAATGTCTCTCCACCTGCAATTACATTAAATGCTTCTGCAATATGTACAACTTCTAATTTTAATGTGACAGGAATTACAACTTTTAATGGTGGTAGGGGATATAACACAGTTCCAGATATAACATTTTCTCCACCAATTCAATCTGTTCAATCTACAGCCACTTGCGAATTAGGCACAGGACTCAATATTGATAAAGTCACGACTATAACTAATTTAGTTGGGGGTATTGGTTATGGATTGACTGCACCCTCAGTAACATTTTCGTATTCACCTAGGATTGTTTTTGGTGTTTATAATAATCAATCCTTAATAACGGTTGGAAATGATGTAGAAGGATTTTATTTTAGATCGGATGGAACTAGATTATATTCAGCAAGTTTCACTGGATCAAACCAGATCAGACAATACAATTTAAGTGAAGGTTGGAATATATCTACTATTTCATTAGATTTTCAATTAGATGTTAGTGCTGATTTTGCTTATACTACTGGTGTTGAATTTAAACCAGACGGGACTCTAATGTATGTTACAGGAGGGATTGGATTTGATTATAAAATTGTTACCTACCAATTATCAACTGCATGGTCAATCAGTAGTGCTTCAAAGATAAATCAAATTACCATAGCATCGCCTGGTGGAATCAGACTTAAATCTGATGGCACCTCAGTGTTTATTTTAGATTTTTCAACTCCAGATACAATCAAAGAATTTACTCTTTCTACTCCATGGAATCTTCTCACAAGAAGTGGATCTGCAGTTCGTACTTTTAATATTGCATCTCCAACTGGAGATAACAATATCTTAGGATTCTCTTTCAATGATGAGGGAACAAAATTATTTGTTGCGAGTGAAGGCAGTTCTAGCATATACGAATTCAATTTAGACACTTGGGATATATCAACCGCTGTTCTAACTTATACATTCTTTGTTGGAGATAGGTTGATATCTCCGGCCGATATTTTTGTACAACCAAATAGAGATAAATTTGTTGTTGCTGGAGGATCATCGGATAGAGTTTTTGAATATAATAACACTTCTAATGCAAAAGGAATAACTGGGATTACAAATGGAAAAGTAACAAGCATCACCATCACCCAACCAGGTTCAGCTTATACTGTAGCTCCAAGCGTAACTATATCTTCTCCATATCCTGCAGTCACAGCTCAAGCAACTGCAATTCTTGGTTTACAAAAAGCTGTAACGACCAGATCATATGGAGTATCAAATAACGGAACGGGGAGTTACTTCTTTACCGGTGATGCTATAGGAAATAATCCAACTCTCACAGTAAATGCAGGAGATACTTTATCATTTAATTTAGTTTCTGTAGTTGACCATCCATTCTGGATTAAAAAAATCAATTCTACTGGTACTCTTAATTCCGTTACCACAGGCACAATAACAGGAACCAATGGAGCACAATCTGGAATTCTTAGTTGGAATACGAACGGAGTAACTCCAGGAACCTACTATTATAATTGTCAATTCCACGCAGCAATGAATGGAATAATTAATGTTCTCGAAAATCCTGTTGGAGTGGTAACTTCAATAACAATTACAAACCCTGGTTTTGGATATACTGTTACTCCTACGGTAGGAATTCAATCAGCTCCTGAATATAGACAAGCTGTAATCGGGGCCTCAATTTCACAAACTACTACGGGAATTTCTAGCTTTAAAATATTTGATGGCGGATTAAATTATGTTACTACCCCAACCATTACATTAACTCCACCAAATGAGTTATTAAATGTAGGAATTAACTCAACTTATTCGCAAGATTCAAGAACATGGAGATGGAATGGATCAGAATGGCAAGAAAAAGTTACAGAAGAATTCCAATACTTTGATCCAATATTAGCTTCCGTTATAAAAATTCCTGGATCAGTTTTATCGAGACCAATTACAAATTATGAATATGAAAATACCTTAAACGAAAATAAACGTAAACTTTTTATTATAAAACCCGCATACATATCTGTAATAATAACAGATCTTAGAAATATGATGTCTTACAATGAGGATGGTCCAAATTATATCACTGATAAATTGAAAAAAACTTATAATGAAAAAATAATGGGTATATAAAAAAGGAGGGGATTTACCCCTCCTTTGAACTATCAGGACTCAGCGAGTTTCTGGAAGTAACTCAGAGCATCATCAGCATCTTCATCATCCTCTTCCTGTGCAACAGGACGAGAGATCTCAAAGGAAGGAGTTGAACGCTTCGGTGTGGATTCACCACGACGCTCAGCTTCCCACTCTTCCTCTTCTGCAACCAGTTCAGGATCTTGATTCTTGGGTACACCACGAGTTCCCAGAACATACTCCAGACGCTTCTTCAGATCTTCATAAGACTTGAAGTTGGATGCAGCACTGAACTCATTCAAATCGTTGAGATTCTTGTAGATCTTTTCCAGTTTGGCATCATCATCTAGAAGTGCGGAAGGCTTATCAAACTCCGACTTGTCGTAGTTCCAGTAACCTTCAACCTTACGAATCTTCAGTTTGAAGTTAGCACCAGTCCAGAAGTCAAAAGGATTAATGGCTTCCTCATCCGCAAACTGCGGTTGCATTGCTTCCATGATCTTGTCATAGATTTTCTTACCGAACTTATAAAGGAACACACGACCTTCATTTTCGGGGTGGGTGGGATCGCTCACCACATAAACATTTGCGTAGTAAGAGAGTTTGCGTTTTTGTTTCCGAGCAACCTCTTTATCACGATCAGATCCAGAGTTCCACAGGACACGATTGTGTTCTGACACAGGATCTTTTTGTCCCATAGTCGTCAGACTATTTTCAATATACCAACCACCAGGGCCCTGGAATGCATGACTCCAGACTTGAGCCCAAGGAAGTTCACATCCCTCAGGTGCGGGGAGAAATCGCAGAACTGCATAACCATTTCCGGCTTTGTCTACTTCGGGTTTCCAGAAACGATCATCACCACCACTTTCTCCACTATTCAGTTTTTCGACTTGTTTGATCAGTTTTTCAGTCAGTGAACCAGCACGAGACTGTTTCTTAAGATCAGCAAAAGACATTTGTATTCTCCGTATTAGTTGTATTTGGCCTTTGGGACTACTTTATCTTACCTGATGGCAGAAGGGATGTCAAGCCCTAGATTATTTTTTATTGGTGGCTTTTGCGGCAGTGGTTTCTGGTGTGGTGCGGACATAAACTTTTTGTTTACCGAATTCCTTAGAGGTAATATTTGAGTTTCCAGAAACATCCCTTGCAGTTGAAAGAGAGAGGTCATAACTTGTATTTTTATTATAATCTCCCGCAGGTCCAAAGTTTCCAGTGTCTTGAACCGATGTTTTAGCGACTGGAGTAACTCCTGGTGCTCTAGTCATATCAAGCTTAGTTCCAAATGGTGTAGATGGTTTAGAACTTTTTTGAGACGCATAAGGGACTGCAACTAACTTTTGTTTGTCATCAAATTTATGTCCACTTGCAGTCAATGATCCAGGTGTATCTGCTTTACTATAAGAACTTACACTTACTGGTTTCCATCCATATCTTTTCTGTTCTTTGGGAGTATGATCTCTTTGAGTAAATTTACCAGTTGTTTTATCTAATACTCCTGGTTTATAATTTTTATACGCAAGAACTTGTGTATTTGGTTTTGGTTTTGGTTTTTGACCAAAAAGACCAAATAATTCTTGAACTTGATAAGCTTCTGAACAGAATTGATTGAAAGTTTTCATTAGTCTTTAGGCATTTCTTCTGGGTTTTCAATCTCAACTTCAAAAAGAAGTGGATGACACATCTCGTCAATTAAATAATTTGACCAACGATACATATCTTCTACTGTATATTCGTAATTATTTTCGGCTTCAATTTGTATGTATGGATCTTGTTGCATAATCAGAGGAATATCATCAAATGTGAAAGGAATTCCGTTGATGAAATACATGTCTACAATTTCACCATTGTGGTAACAATATGAGGAGGTGATTTTGTAGTGG